GTGGTCGTAATACTTCAATATTTCACTAGTGGGTGTACCGTATGCCTTAGGTGGTTCTTCTTTATATGGGAAGTCACCTGGTACAGTAGCACAACCAGTCAACAGCAATACTAAGAATACAATAACTGCTTTCATTAGAATACAAAGTCACCTACAGGAACAGTCATTGTGGTAACTGCACCAGCAGTATCAGTTATTGTTAATGTAATATTTCCTGTTGTTGTATCTTTGATCCAGTAGATCGTAGATCCTTCAACATCTGCTGTACCACTAGTCGGGCAGGTTGTGGTCTCACTATCGCAAGAAGTGCCGAACATATTATCTACTAACTGTTTTGATAAGTTAGCATATATTCTACTCTCAACATTCTTTATAAATTTGTTGATTGTAGTATTATTTTCTTCTCTCTTTGCGGCTGAGGCAGCAGACTTAGCATCATCTTTTGCATCTTTTTTTCTTTGATGTTGTAGTTGGTCCACACTCAAAGCGTGAGTGCCATATCCAACACCACTAAATGCTGGATTGTGAAATCCAAACTCTAATTCTGAAGCATTAACATTTTTGATTGTGTTATCAAATGCCCAACCAAGTATCCATAATAACACAGCACCGAATAACACTACTTTTAATAGTGTTTTCATACTACTATTTATAATTTTTACTTGCGATGAATTTTCTTTTTTTCGAGGTTTTCTTTTAATTCGATTGTCGTTTTGACTTTAGATTTCAACCTAATAATATCATTATCGAGCATACGAATACGATCTATAAGTGCTATTAGGACGGTATTTGCCTCACCTAATTTCACCTTGATTTCAGTAGTAATAAATGTGTATATAAAATAGATGAAGTATGCCATGGCAATGGCAGCGACCATTGGAAAACCATAGTCTTGTAATATTGCTACAAAATCCATTAGTCTCGTCTTGCGTCTTTTTTACCATCAGCACGAGCAATTCTTTCCTCATCTGGTGGCACATCTAAAGTATGTGAGATTAATAAATCAAGTTTAATTACATCATTATTGATATTTCTAACTCTATTATCTAATTGTGTGATTATAGAGTGCATAGTTTGTACTTGACCTATGACTGAACCTAGAATATATCTAAGAATAATATAGATAAAAACACCCATAGCAAATGATCCTGCAATAGGTAAACCGAAATCAGCAAGTATTACTAAGAAGGTTTCCATCTAAATTTCTTCCCATTCTTTTTTTAACTTTAAATCTTCGTATTTTAATTTATTACGATTGGGTTTCTTCTTATCAGGTACAAATTGTGTACGCCTTCTATCAGTTTGTAATAGTGCTTTTGCTACTGGATTGTTTTTTAACTTATTCATATACCTATTTATTAAAAAGGGGCCCGAAGGCCCCTCGGTATCACAAAAACAGGTGGAGAGAATTACTCCTCTTCCGCTAATTTGCTGAAGTAGGACAGCGTCTCATCATCATCAACGGAATCGTTTGACGAAGAACCCGCTACTGCTTCTGGTGATACATCTGGCGTTTCTGATATGGAAGGTGGGGTAACCATATCTTCAACTGTGCCAGCACTTCTAGAACCTGTCAACACTTTATCAAGTTTGCTTTTCAGCTCATCATAAGACTTAAAGTTTGATGCTTCTAGAAATGGTTTTAACGGATATTGTTTAGTCCATATACCTTCAATAGACTCATCATTATCCGCAATAGGTTTAGGTGAATCAAATTCTGATTTATCGTAATTCCAGAATCCGTCTACCTTTCTGATCTTCAATTTAAAGTCTGCACCTTCCCAGAAATCGAATGGGTTTATAGGTTTCTCATCTTCAAATTGAGGTTGCATTTTATCAGTAATCTTATCAAATATCTTTTTACCGAATTTAAATAGTTTTACTTGACCTTCGTTCTCAGGATGTTTAGGGTCTGAAACAATAAGAACATTTGCATAGTAAGATAGTTTTCTCTTTCTCTTACGAGCAATTTCTTTATCTGCTTCAATACCTGAATTCCAAAGACGACTGTTTTCTTCACTAACTGGATCTTTTTGATTCATTGTAGTTAAAGAGTTCTCAATATACCAACCACCAGGGCCTTGAAATGCGTGTGACCACATTTTAACCCAAGGTAAATCTTCGTCTTTGACAGCAGGTAAAAATCTAAGAACGGCATAACCATTCCCAGTTTTATCTAGTTCTGGTTTCCAGAACCTGTCATCAACATAAGATTGTTTGGTGTTTGAGGATACACCACTAAGTTCTTTAGTGAGTGCGTCTAGATTTGATCTTGACCTTTTTAAGGCCGCTATACTTGTATTCATTGTATGTATTCTCCGTATTGTTGTATGTATTAATCTTATCCACTTTATTCATCATATAGTAGTATTTATAAGGACTTTACTTGTCCGCCATAAATAGTTTCGCCACCTTGAGTAACCGCAAAGGTTTCTACCATCGTAGCATTTTGATCGAGTTCGTTTAGTTCTCGACAAACTTTTATCAGTCCTTCTTTATCATCTGAAGTTAAGATAATTCTTCTATTTCTTTCACTTTCTAATGTGTACATAGTCCACTCTCCTTGTTAAATATGATTCTATTATAACACCTTTTTTAAGGTTTGTCAAATATTAATCCTATCTAATTCATCAAAGAATTGCATATTACCTCTTAACCAGTAATTGGCACCAATCATAAGTCTTAGTTCATCAGACTCATTTGGTGTGGTACTATGTTGAACCCAACCAGGAAATATAACTATATCACCTGACATAACTGGTACTGACCAATTCGTAGCACTCCACTCATTAAGTTGAGTATATTGAAATCCCATTCTATAATCTCTTTGCCAAGTGCTTTTACCATCTGGTGCTTGTAATACTAACTCGCCAGAGTCAGCTTTAGGATAATAACATACAGAGAATATTGCGTGAGCGTGATTATGTGGTGGATGATAAGACCCTTTATGATTTACAGTTAACCAACTTGCTTGTATTTCTAATTCATTTGTACACATCATAATATTATCTCTAAAATAATAAGCGTGTGTACTGATAAGTTCTTTAATCTTTTCTAATTTAGAATTTTCTAGAAAGTGACCTCTCTCTACAAATACATTAACAGTCTTACTAGTCTCATCTGTATTTTGTTTATAATTGTCAATATAATCTTTTGCTTCTGGTGTAAAATTGCTGTATGTGTAATTTGTGTTTACTTTATAAACAGGAACACCCCATAGATTATTAAAAACTGTCATTCCTCGCCTTCATCTACATTGAAAGACCTATATGCTTCTGGTCTAAGACCATCAATTATACTTTTAATCATAACCTGTTTAGTTAGTGCTGTTGCACCATCCTCATCATTAATCTTTTTTATCTTTTTTATTTTCTCTCTTAATCTATGAACCTCATTTTTTAGTTCTAGATTATCTTGCTCAAAAGTATGTATGCTTCTATCACCTATCATTTATTTTCCTCTTTATTATCATTTTCATTTTTGTTAAATTATATCTTAGAAATGGTTTATAGTTCATCATTAATTTATATTTCTTAGGCCAGATAACATTCTCTTTTATTTGTTTGTTAAATTGTTTTGTATAACCTAGAATATCATTTAAGATAATCATAGTTTCTAATGTTATCTTAGAGGCAAGAAATAATTTGACCAATGGTGGGTGTTGGCCTTCTTTGACTTTGAATAGGTCGTCAAATTTGATTCCTTTCTCCTCAATGAATTCAAATAAAGTATCAATATCGCCTTGGAATACATAACTTAAACTCTCTATTCGTTTTCGCCATTTGTCATAATTTTCACTAGCAGTTTTTCCAATAACATCACCAATCCAAACATTATCACCATTAATGAATCCACTAACAAAATAATCAACGCAATCGTTATTGCTATAAGACCTCGACAACTTGTGAAAAAAATATCTATCACGCCGTTTAGTAAATGTTTTGAGTCTCGCTGTTGTCTTGCCATTGTGCTTAAAGTAGTCATACGATTCTGAAGTGAAGTGAAGCTTGACTGCAAGGTAGATTTTATAGACATCAAATCCATCCATTCTATAAGGGCAATCTGCCCATCCTTTCTTTCAATAATCTTAAATCCATAGCATTAACTTCTAGTTTTTCTTTTAATGATTTATTAATCATCTTACCCATACCTGACGGGTCAATATCATTATCTTTACAATACATTAATACAGCCTCCCAATGAGTAACCTTTTTATTTCTTACTGTATTTTCTATAAGAAGTGCAAATTTATTAGGTGTTATTATTGCCATTAAAGTTTTCTATTGCTTCTTTTAATTGTGGTAGATAGTCTTGTTTCTTTTTATGAAAGACTTGATTAAGACCTTGTTCGGTTACGATCAATATTACGATATCTTCTATATCAGTACCATATCTTTCTCTATACATCTCAGCATAGGCAGCACCTTGTATGAAATAGTTTTCAATCCATTCTTCTTTCTTTTCTTTAGTAGAAGTTTTGAAATCTATAACGCAAGGTTTACCATCATAATCAGCGATACAGTCAACTTGACCTGCAACTTTATATTCATCACTATATAAACTACCTTCTTGTATTTTAATATTATCAATCTTGTCTAGTTCTTCTTTCATAACTGTAAACAAGGCAAGTGGTAAAACACCTGCATCTGATAAATCTTCATTGTTAAGATACTGTTCAACTAATTTATGTACAGCAGTACCTCGTCTTGCGGCTTCATTAGCAATATATGTTGCCTTTTCTTCGCCTACTTTTTTACGCCAAGCAATTATGCCTTCTTTATTTCTTGGTGCAAGAACAGTAGTAATCGAAGGATACTTTTCACCTGTTGGTGAAATATAATATCTTCCGCCATTTATATTTTCAGTTAGTAATTTAGGTAGATCATCTACGGGTTGATGAACAAAGGTTTTCATACCTTTGGTTTTAAAATATTCTTTCAATTTACTCATAATGTATATTATAACAGGTTTTTATTATAATGTCAAGCCGTGAGTGTAGTGTGTTTTTCCGTCAACTCTAGATGCTCTTAATACTTGTTTTCTATTACCGTGTAGTTTGTAAGAACAATGTACCCAACCACTATTTGGATCACCATCATTATAAAACTCTAATATGATTTGGTCAAAATCTAGATTATCTATAATCCATTCTGCCAATTCTTTATTGTCAATACCTGTTATTTCAAAATCTGCAGCCTGACCTTGAGCGTGTTGAGAAGTTTTACTTGACCCAATCGCCTCGCATAGTTCTTCTGATCTATAACCTGAGGTTACTCTTACACTTTTTGCAAAATGGTCTCTCACTGGTTGTAAAACTTTATCTACTAAAAGTTTCATATTCTCTTTATGTGTTTCAGTAGGTGTATTGTCGATACCTTTCCTTGCTGCGGTATCTGATTTAGTCATTTCACTTAGACTAAAGTTTTTCGATAATTGCATTATTTACCTCTTGTTATTGCTACTATTTTCTTTAATTGTGCTTCGATTACTGATTTACGATTAGGCCAGTAAATATAATTCTCTGGTGCCTTTGCTAATTTTAACATCAAAGGTATTACTAACTTTTCTAACTGAGAAAACTTATCTTTCATTTCTTTGCCTAGATTATCTTTTCTCAAGTCGTATTCATCATCCATCTGCTTTTTAGCAATATCTAATTCAACTTGATTCTTTTCTTTAATTTCAGACTTAGCAGAATTAACTGCTGAATATATCTTATCTAGTTTACTCTCTAGTGCTTTTAAAGAACCGTCAGTTACCTTAGCAACTTCACTAGCGGCTGTCTTTGCAACTGCTTCAGTATCTTTTGTTTCACTAGGTTTTGCATCAGTAGTAGTAAAACCCCAATCTAAATCGGTATCAAAACCATCTAAAAAATCTAAATCCATATTTCTTCCTTTAAGTGGGCGAGTAGTAATTTATTCGCCTGTCCCGGTGCCCTACTCGCCCCGGTGTTGTTGCCTTGTCGGATTGACTTACTCAACTTCTTATGTGCAAAAGCACGGTGTTGTAAATGTCTCGACAGCAACATATACTATTTATCTATTCTGTTATCTTCCCGTACTTCTTTTTAATTTTATCTAGTGCTGCCTTAGTCTTTGCCTCTTTTGCACCTCTTTTTCTATATCTATCGGCAAGTGCTGAGTGAGGATGTGCATCTGATATTTTACTTAACACATCTTTAAATCCATCATCTATCTTACTATCTAATTGACCAACACTACTTACAATACCAAAACCTGTAGGTACAAGTTCAATATCTCTTTTTTTAGAAAATGCCTCCATCTCAGCTATGGTCATCATATCTTCCCACTCTTCACCAGTCTTTT